TATAGCCGCAAATATTGTAACAGTTTTAACTGCTATTAGCAGTCCTATTACTTTAATAAAAATAACTAGACAACCTTTCGATTTAAACCAATTATCACAACAACAGTTTCCTTGTGCTTGGGTTCAAACCGCAGACGAAACAAGGGAGGATTCGGATTTAGGAAGTGATATAAGGGAAGCCTCAATAGATTTTGTTATTCAAGGCTTTACCCAATCTTCTGAAACGAATATTGATACCAAAAGAAACGAATTAATCACTACTATTGAAACCGCTTTAGATTCTGATAGAACAAGAGGTGGATATGCTAAAGATACCGAAGTTGTTTCAGTTGAAACTGACGAAGGGACTATGTTCCCAATAGGTGGGGTTCGTATTGTTGTTCGTTGTTTTTACATCTTTACATCAGGAACTCCGTAAGGTATATAAAATATTATGGCTAAAGATATTGAAATAATAAAAGGAACAAATAAGATTACAATAAGTCAAAGTAATCTTGCACATTACGAAAGTCTTGGTTATAAAGTTGTAGGAAAACAAGAAATTGTCAAACCTAAAATAACAAAAGAAGAAAAAGATAATAAGGAGAAAAAATGGCGGTAGTTCACGGAAAAGAAGGTGTTGTTAAAGCTGGAGGTTCGGCAATAGGAAACTTAACTGGATTTACATTAGAAACAACAGCAGATGTTGTTGAAAAAACAGCGATTGATGATGGAACTAAATCTTTTATATCTGGAAGAACTTCATTTTCAGGAAGTCTTGATATGAATTTTAACAGAGAAGATGCTCAACAAGTAACTTTGTTGGCTGGTTCTAGTATTGCATTTATTGTTTACCCAGAGGGTACAACTTCTGGAGATAGAACTTTTGCTGGCACAGGAATTGTTACTGGTATGAGTACTAATAATTCAATAGATGGGGTTGTTTCAAGATCAGTTACTTTTCAAGGTACTGGAGCATTAACAATATCAACTGTATAACTTAATTTATGGCTGACAAAGTCATCGACAGAGCGAAAGCACATTTTGAATCTTTTGGGGTTCAAAAATGTTCAGTTCCAGAATGGCTTGATGTAAATGGTAAACCTACTACGGTTTATTGGAAACCTATAACTTTGGCTGAAAGAAATAGTTTAATTCCAGCAAGTGGAAATTTAAATGACCTAACATTACTTGCTACAATTGTAATTCAAAAATCTCTTGACAAAGAAGGTAAAAAATTATTTGCAGAAGAAGATATTCTTCCGCTTAAACACAAAGTAGATTCAGAAGTATTAGGTAAATTAGCCCAATTAATGATAGCTACGCCTACCCCCGAAGATCAAAAAAAAAAATAAAATCTACACCTGAATTAAAAAATATGCTACTACTTGCGGATAGGCTTAAAATGTCTATAACCGAGTTAAACAGTATGACTTTAGAAGAATATAATACTTGGTTAGGGTATTTGTTAGATGAACATGAACAATTAGAGTCCCAAAAAAGAATGGCCATGCATAGATAAAATGTCAGATTTAAAAATAAATGTAATAGCAAGAGATAAAACACGCAAAGCGTTTAATGGCGTTCAAGCTGGTTTAGGTAGATTAAAAAGTTCGGTATTTTCGGTTCAGGCGGCATTAATAGGTATTGGGGGAGGTTTATTAATAAAAAGTTTAGTTAGTACTGGTAGAGAAATTGAGCAATTAGAAATTAAATTTAACTTCCTATTTCAATCAACTAAAAAAGGTGGAGAGGCATTTAAAGCCTTAACTAGCTTTGCCGCAAGAGTTCCTTTTTCATTAGAACAAATATCAGCCGCATCAGGAAATTTAGCCACGATTACAAAAGTTGCAGAGGGTGGAGCTAAAGAACTTACTAAAGTTTTAGAAATTACTGGTAACGTAGCGGCAGTAACAGGTTTAGATTTTAGACAAACTGCCGAGCAAATTCAAAGAGCCATGTCAAGTGGTATAGCATCAGCAGATATGTTTAGGGAAAGAGGCGTAACTGCCATGTTAGGATTTCAACAAGGGGCGAGAGTTTCTGCCGAAGAAACTGCTAAAAGGTTTGAAGAAATTTTTGGCAAAGATGGTAAATTTGGAAAAGCAACTGAAGTGATGTCCACTACTTTTACTGGTACGTTATCAATGTTAGGCGACAAACTTTTTAAATTTAAAATGGACACAAATAAAGGTGGGTTTTTTGATTTTCTAAAAGTTGGTTTAGCAAGAATTAATAGAATGATAGAAAATAACGAGGAGTTGTTATCTCGTTTAGCAGAAAGTTTATCTACTGTATTAATTAAAAGTATTAAATTTATATTAATGTCAGGTGCTTCTTTAGCAGATTTATTAAAGAAACCATTTAAAGTAGTTGCCGATGCCGTTAAAGGATTAATGGACGTTATGGCTTTATTACCTCCCGCAGTTCAATCAATGGGGCTTATTGGTTTTTTAATGCTCGGTACTAAAGGAAGATTAGCGATCATAGGAATTGGGTGGCTTATTAAAAAATTAGGTATTGATATGAAAGCTCTAGCAGAAAAAATTGGTATCAATGCAAAAGAAACAGATAATTGGGGGACATTTACAAAATCAATGTCAGGATTTCTCAAAGAATTAGATAATGATATGAAAAGTGTTAGTGGCCAGAATAAAGAAATTTACGAAATTTTAGGTAAAAATGCTAAAGCCTCAAAAGAATGGAAAGAAAATACAGGTCTTATAGAAGAAAGTTCAATAGAAATTTTGAAAAATATAGAGCAAACTAACGAAAAATTTTCAATTTCAAATGAATTAACTAAATTAATTCAATCTTCTGTAAAAAGTTTTTCAAAAGCATTAGCTGAATCTCTTGTTTATGGAAAAAAATTAAATGCTTCCTTAAAAGAATTGGGACAAAAAATAATGGTTCAAATTTTAGAACGTATGATTGAACGATTAACATTATTAGGAATAGAAAAGGTATTAGAAATAGCAATAGCTAAATGGCAAGATTACAGAAAACGTCAAATTGATGCTCAAAACCAATCATTAAAACAACAAATTGCACTTCAAACTATTCTTCTTGCAATGGGAGGTGGAGGAGGTAGTATGTTTTCATTCTTCCAACATGGTGGGGCAATAAGAAAAGGTCAGCCAGCAATTGTAGGAGAACGTGGTCCAGAGGTGTTTATTCCAAATACATCAGGGCAAATAACTCAATCTGCTAGAGGAACTGGCGGAAGTCCTGTCAATGTCAATTTTAGTATTACTACTTTAGACGCAAGTGGTTTTTCTGATATGCTTGTTCAAAATAGAGGAACAATATCTAATATTATTAATCAAGCGGTCAATGAAAGGGGGTCAGGTAATATAGTTTAATGAGTGGTGCCTTTCCAATATCTTCTGCTAAATTTCAAACGATGGGTATTAAATCCATACAAACTACTATTATTTCAAAAAGTGATAGTGGTAAAAGATTAGCAAGACAAATAGATGGACAACGATGGGGTTTTACTGTTTCCATTATTACTTCAACTCGTTCAAGTGTTTATGGAGAGCTTATGGCTTTTATTATTAAACAAAGATCAGGCAAAGAAACTTTTACTATTATCCCTCCTGAAATTGAAGATGCTAGAGGAAATGAAACAGGAACAATTTTAGTTGACGGAGTTCACGCAGTTGGAGATACAACGATTGATTTAGATGGATTCGCTGGAGATGGTGCTGGAAGATTTTTAGCTGGGGATTTTATTTCATTCAATAGCCATAGTAAAGTGTATATGATTGTTTCTGACGTAACCAGTTCGAGTAATGCCGCAACAGTTACGATTGAACCTCCTTTAACAACTGCTTTAGCAAATAATGGTGCAGTTACTTATGACAACGTTCCTTTTACAGTTTATTTAACTTCTGATCTTCAAGAATTTGGAACTGCTGGAGCAGATAAAGATGGAAATTTATTATACAAATATGAAATGGACGTTGAAGAATCTTTATAATGCCTAAAAAGAAAAAATACATTATAAGGTATTGGACTAATATTGATAAAATAGGAGAATATATTGTAAATGAAGATCAGGTAGATATAGGAAGAAATGATTTAAAAAAATTTAACTCTCCTCAAAAAGGAACACATTGGAAAACAATTAAAGATAGTGAAAAAATAAGATTTAAAACAATAGAATTATATGACAAGAAGTCTAACATCATCGGTCAAAACAGAACTAGGAACAAGTGAGATACGACCAGTTCATCTTATTACTATCAGTTTTGGTACTCCTGTTAATCTTACAGATTGTTCATTTGATTTAACTTCTTCTGTATCAGGTTCTTCCGTTACCTATTCTGCGTCTAGCTTTATAATGGGTATGTCTAATTTTACCGAAGAAACTGATATATCCAAACAATCATTAGATTTTACTTTATCAGGTGCAGATCAAACTTTTATTTCCACTTGCTTAAATGAAAATGTTGTTAATGATGCAGTCAGTATCTATCGTGGTTTTTTAAATGATAGTAATGCTTTAATTGCTGATCCTTTCCTTTTATATAAAGGAACGATTGATACCTTTCAAATTTCAGAGTCAGGTTCAGAAAGTTATATTACTTTAAGAATTGTTTCTCATTGGGCGGACTTTGAAAAATCAAACGGAAGAAAAACAAATAATATATCTCAACAACGATTCTTTAGTACTGATGTCGGTATGAATTTCAGTAGTGAAACTGTTTTAGATATTAAGTGGGGTAGAGCATAATGGGTTTTCCTAATCCTTTTAAAATTATAAAAAAAGCTATTAAAGCACCTATTAAAATTTTAACTAAAGCGATCTCTTGGTTTTTTCCTAAACCAGAAATACCAGATTACGGAAGTAGTGAATTTGATGATTTTGAAAAAGGCGTTCTATTAAATAAACAATCGAATGATGCTAGTATTCCTGTGATCTATGGAACTCGCATGGTTGGCGGTACAAGAGTTTTCATGGAAAGTTCTGGTACCGACAATACTTACTTATACATGGCAATCGTTTTATGTGAGGGAGAAATTAATGATATTACTTCTATTAAAAT